TAGGGTTCATCGACGGCCCCACGAGTGGCGTGCTCGCTGTTGGTCAGCGCTAGGCTCGAGCGGGATGGAGGCAGACGTCTGCGACTCGGTGTGCCAGTCGAGGCGGGCCACGGTGTTGTCGAGGAGGCGGTCGAACTCGGCTTGCCACCGGTCGGCGTACGCGGCCGCGTCGACGTCGCGGCGCATGCGCGAGACGTGCAGCATGCAGGCGATGGCCAGCAGCGGGCGCAGCGGCTCAGCGTCGACGATGTCCTCGGGCCACATCCCTCGACGCAGCACGCGGGGCATCACGATGTGCTCCCACGCGGCCTTGATGACGCCGTGCAGGTTGACGTCTTGGCGGGCGTGCATCGTCTTGATTTCGGGGTACGCCTCGACGAGCTGCGAGGGCGTCAGCGGGATGACCGCGTGACGGCGCACGACACGGAACGCCTCGGTCCACGACACGAGCACGCCGCCGACAGTGGCGCGGAACTGCATCACGCCGCCGCCGACATCGTCGGTCTGTGCGGTCGTCAGTGTCGCTGAGACGGCCCAGCCCACGAGGAGCGCGGATGTGGTCACGTCGGCAGGCAGCGGGGCCTCGAGGTAGACGCGCGTCGCGCTCTTGGCCTTCACGTTGACGACGAACGTGGTCGCGGTGTCGACGAGCAGGTAGCTGCGGCCGACGACGACGCTCGCAGTCGATGCGAACAGCAGATCGGTGGCGCCTTCGTCGGCGGTCGCGGTGACCGCAATGCTCAGGCTGTCCAGGGTAGCCGCTGCCCATCCGGTGTCCTCATCGGGCCACGTCGGCGAGGCGAAGCTGGCCGTGCGGAACTCAGGCCCAACAGGAGGCAGCAAACGACGAGCGCCGACGTCGACGCTCGGGTAGCTCTGGATGACCGCCGCTGTGGCGCGCAGGACGTTCACGTTGTGCCTCAGTCATCCAGAGCAAACGCCCGCGGCTCACGCTCGCGGGGGAGGTCTTCAACCAACGCGACGCAGGCGCAGCGTGCCATCGCGCACAGCGACGACGTGGTTGTTTGTGCCGACGTCAACGAGCACGCTGACCTTGTCGCCGACAGCCAGCGAGACGCCTGCAGCGACGGCGCTGGCCATCGAGGAGCGCGCTGCGGCGGCGGGTTCGAGGTCGCGCGAGATGGCGCCGACGCCGGTGCCGTTCTTCCCGATTCGCAGAATCTTGACGCCGGCGTTCGTGCCCTGGGTGTCACCGGGGACAAACTCGATGTCATAGATGCCTGCGGCCATCGGCGTGGTGATGGTGAGCTCACCGGTTGCCGGTGCCCACACGAACGCGCCCGGCAGCGTGTTCTTCGCCTGGACGAAGAGTGCACCCTGCAGACGCTGCGGGGTGCCCGCAGTGGCGACGGTGATGGTGATGCCGGTGTTGTCGCGAACCTGCGCGGCGAACTCGGCGACGAAGGCTCCGAGGTTGTTTCCTGCGGTCATGGTTTGCCCTTCTTCTGCTCACGCTGTTCGCGGTCGACGCGGCGGGCAGACTCTTCAGCGATGCGGCGCGCCGACTCCGAAGACATCGACGGGTTGGAATTCTTGATGCGCCGGGCCAGCAGGTCCGGGTCGAGATCGCGCTTGGTCATCGAGCACCTTTGATGGGCGCAGCGGTCGACGCCGTCGCCTGCTTCATGAGGCCACCCAGCTGGGTGGCGAGGCTGTTCGTGGCCAACTCGAGGGCGCGGGTGCTGGCTTCGTCAGCCAGCGCCTTCTGCTCGGCGATTTTGGCCGCGCGGATGGACATCCACGCAGGGCTCGGCATCTGCCATTCGCCGTCTTGCGTGCGCAGCTTCTTGTCGAGCGGGTCCTGGTCGCTCCACTCGGCGTCGGGCGCCTCAGCGAGCAGGAAGGTCTGCACCTTCTTGCCGTTGATGACGCTGACCTTCTCGAGCATCCGCTCGATGGCCTGGCGCTGCCCGGTCGGCGTGCCGTCGCGGGTGTAGCCAAGGTCGCGCACCTCGCGGACGCCCTCGTTGAGGAGGCACAGGAACTTGAGGATGCGACCGGTGCGAGGGTTGGCGCGCTGCATGCGGATGTCCACGAGGAAATGGCGCCGTCGTCGTCGACGGCGCCGTGTTGGTCAGGTCTTGCGGTAGAGCACGCGCACGGCGTGCAGGTCGGTGTGCTCGGCCACGACGAACTCCCACCGCGACGGCACGGAAAGGATGTCGCTGCGGGCATCGCGCTGGAACTCGACGGACGGCGCGTGGCCTTCGCAGAACTCAGCGAAGCCGCGCTGTGAGCCGGGCGCGCCAGTCTCGCCGCGGCCGACGAGGATGAGCATGCCGTAGATGTCGGTCGCATCGGTGACCATCGCGACGCTGTCAGCGGCGTAGATGGCGGTTCCGGCGATGCCGCCACGCAGGCCAGTGCGGCTCGTGTCAGGCGCGAGGTTGAAAATGCTCAGGTCCGTCTGCGGGTTCGCCCACAGGCCCGCGAGGGCTGCACCGCTGCCGCTGGCGAGCTGTGCACGGATGTGGCCGACACCGATTTCGTCGGCGATGAGCACCATTTCCTCGTGTGCAGGCTTGCCGCTGACGATCGACGTGGTGTCGCCGTTGAGCAGCTTCGTCTGCGCGTCGAGGATGGTCGCAACGCTGAGCGTCTGGTTGGTGGTGCCGCTGGTGCGCGAGATGCCGCTGACGAGGGCGCCGGCAGCAGCCTCAGCAGCGCGCAGGTGGGAATCGACGGACAACGCCACGGCATCCGCGACGATGGGCAGCGACTCCGGGCTCCCGCTGGCGATGAGCGCAATGACCTGGTCACGCGTCGCACCAGGCACACGACGGCGGATGGTCTTGATGGTGAGATCGATGAGCTGCACGTAGCCGGCAGGGCTCAGCTCGATGGGCGACAGGTACGGCATCTGCGCCGAGTCGCCAGGTGCCGCGCCTTCAATGTCGGGGTACGCGGCAGCGATTGCATCCTGACGAGGAATCGAGCGCTTAAGGCTCGGCTCACCGTCGATGTTGCTGCGGTTGAAAAACTGCAGCATCACGTACTTGCGGAACAGTGGCGCAAGGACGTTGCCGAGGATCTCGGTCATGAGGTGCGACTGGACGGCCGCAACGTTGGTGACAGTCATTTGCTACCTGCACGTCGTCGACGACGACATGGTCACGCTCAGCCGAGCGTGGACTTGCGCGAGTTGCCATTGAACAACCCGGAGAAGAACTTTGTGAACCCGTCGGGGTCGCGCGCCTTCGCGTCGGCCATGGCCTTCGGGTCTTTGAGCGCAGCGGCAAAGTCGATGGCACTGGACGACGGTGGACCGCCTGCTGGCTTCGGCGTGGCGACGACCTTCGGCGGCTTCGCATTCGCTGCCGCAGCGTCACGCTTGAAGCGCGCGAGCAGCGCGGCCTTGCGCGCGATGTCGGGCTCTCCGTCGATGAGCGCCTTGTCAGCGTCGTCGAGGTCGGCGGCTTCTGCAGCGATGCGCGCCGTTTCGGCTTTCTCGTGGGCCTTCCACCGGTCGGCAGCGGTCTGCAGCTCGGGCGGGATGACCGGGGCGGCGGGCGCACCAGGCGCATCGGCAGGCTTCTTCGCCGCGGCGTCTGCCTCGCGCTTGGCCTTCGCGGCTTCGCGGGCGGCGGTGATGCTGGCCAACGCAGCAGCAGCCCCGGAGGGCTTCGCGGGCGCGGCGGGAGGGGTGACGGCCGGGTCAGCCGCCGGAGACGCAGCAGCGGGCGCCACAGGCGCAACGGCGGGGGTGGACGTGGGGGCGTCGCTCACGCGGCCACCGGGGCAACATCGCCCGAGGCGGCTTCCTCGAACGTCGCGATTTCCTGCAGCAGCGCGGTGAGCTGGCCGGTGACCAGCTCGGCAGCCGCCGCAACGCGTTCGGCAAGCGTCGCAGGGTCGCCACTGGCGAGTGCTTCGACAGCGGCAATGGCTTCGGCGATGGCTTCTTGGTCCATGCGCGGAATTGTACCGGCCGACGACGTCGTCAGGCCGCTACGCGCAGAAATGCGCGCACCGCGTCGAGAGAATCAGCGCGCACCGCGTGTCTTGCGTGCAGCGAGGTCATCGGGCACGATCGGAAGTGCGCGGCTTTTAACCGCGAAGAGGCTCGCTACCTCGTCGTCGTCTCGCGAACATTCGGGTGAAGGAAGAGGCGGTTCAACTCCGCAAAAGAGACAGGAAACCCCGCTTCACGGCGGGGTTTCTTTTCATCGCGCCTTGAGCGGCGGCTTGCGCTTCACCATCTGCCGACGGATGGCGGAATCGCCGCGAGGGCTCACGCCGAACCACTCGCGCGAAGGCAGGTCGCCATCGCCGTTCTGGTGCCACTGCCCGAGCAGGTTGTGTGCAGGGCCTCGGCCGAGCTTGCTTTGACGTCGTCGCTGCTTCGTCTGCGGGCGCACCACGCGGCTCGTGCCGGTGCCGAGGCCGATGACTACGCCGTTGTCGTCGCGCTCGACGACCTTGACCGAGCCGAGCATGCCGCCGCTCAGCAGCATGTCGACGGGCGACGTTGAGCGCCCGAGCTTCTGCAGCGTGCGGCGGTAGCTCTCCGAGTACGGGGCGAAGGGCTTGTCACGGATGTCGAGGCCAGCCTCGCAGCGCTCGCGAATGTGGCCGATGACGAGCGCCGCCAGCAGCTCAGCGATGGCGACGGTGTCGACGACGAACGCAGGCGGCGGGGCGGACTTCGTGATGGTCATTCAATCACCGTCAGGCCGCGCGCCATGGCCTCGTCGCGGGTCATCGGCTGCAGGTTGTGCCGGCAGTTGTACCCGCCGAGGTAGACGCTCACGGGCTTCGGCTGATGCGCTCCGTTGTCGAGGCGGTTGAGCGCATCGAGCGTGTAGACCTGCCCCGTCAGGCGCGTGTGGTGCTCACGGCAGAAGGGCCGCGCGATGCTGTCGATGGGGCCGCCGTAGCCGTACACGATGGCGACCTTGTTGGACCGCGCCGCGCGCTCGCTGTCGAGCAGCGTCATCTGTCGGCCTGCTGCCATGGCCATGCTGTCGATGGCGCTCGCGGCCTGCGCACGGGTCGACCCGAACACGCGCGCGACCTCGTCGACGAGGCCCGTCACGTCGGCGCTCGTGGCCAGCGTGACGCGTGCGGCCTTCGCGACCGCTTCGTCGGCGGCGGCGAACATCTCGGACAGCTCGCGCATGCGGTCATCGACGATGACGCGCAACAGCGTCGCCGTCTGCGGGGCGAACGTCATTTGTGGTGTGGCGCTGGCCATCGCGGCGGCGGCGGCGGCATTGGCGCCCAGCTGAAGCACCTGCTGCCGCACCTCGGAGATGGCACGGCGCACCTGCTGCACGACGGCGCGGTTGTTCTGCAGCGACAGCGCATCGCTGGCCAACCTCGACGATCCCGGCTGTGTGTCCAGGCGCCGAAGCAGGCGCGCGACCTCGCGCTCGGCGGCAGCGAGCACCTGCTTGAGACGCGCAATGGCCTCGTCGGCCTGCTCACTCCCCTGCGGCATCGGGCACCTCGGGCGGCGTCATCAGCGAGCTGGCCAACGCCTCAGCGGGCGAGGGCTGCGACGGTGCGGCAGGTGGTGCACGCATGCGGGCGACGTCGGAGAAGCCGGCCTCGACGGCCTTCGCGACGCTGGCGTGTCGGCCGACCTCGACGGCGTACTCGGCGGGGCTGATGATGCCTTCCTGCAGGTCCGTCAGTGCGCGCTGCTGCTTCGACGTCGGATCCTCGAACACGACGGACGGGGCCAGCTCGGTGCGCGGACGAACGTCAGGGCCAAACTTCGGCAGCGCCGGGTCAAAGTTGTCTGCGGCGTCGATGATGGCCCGGCACAAGCGCTCGTCGAAGCGGCGCATGGCCTCGCGTCCTTCGCGGAGCGTGAGTTCATGGGGGAACTTGGCGACGAGGCGCGCGATGCCGCTTTCCGCTGGGCCGGGCTTGTCGGTGTACTCGTTGGGGTCGTTGCCGCGCGCGACGCCGACGGCGCGTTGTTTCTCGTCAACGATGTTTTGCAGTGCCTCGAACGCTGGTGTCGCCGTGACGAAGCCCGTCGAGCCACCGGTGCGCAGCTTGATGATGCTGTCCGGTCCGATGGGCTGCTCGACCTCGTCGTACGTGTCGTCGGCGACGTAGCGGTTGCTATGGCCCTGCAGGTCGGCGACGTACTCGAGGTTCGACCGGCTCGTGTTCAGCTGGTCGCTCACGGCGTAGCTGTCGGCCTCGCACGCAGGCCAGTAGCCACCGTCGGGCGGCTCGAGGCGCAGCACGACGACGGGCAACAGGTCGCCGTTGTGCTCCTCCCACGCAATGGCGTCGTCGTCGCCGGCCCACATCGCGGTCTGCCACGCGCCCCACGACGTGACGACGCCGGCTTCCTCGGTGAAGTCGCGTTTGAAGCAGAGCCATCGCGGGTCGCTGTCGTTCTCGGCGGCCTGTCGGAGCGCGCAGAAAATGATGGCCTCATCCTCGCCCGGATAGCTCGGGTGGCAGATGACGACGACGTCGTGCGGCCAGTAGTGGCGCAGCAGTGGACGCCCATCTTCGTCGCCGATGGGCGGCAGGTAGCCGACATGCACGACGGCAGCCTTGATGCCGGTGCGCGCGCGGCGCTCAGCCTCGGGCGCCACCTCGCTGATGCGGCTCGCTTCGACGAGGGCGTCATACGCCTTCGACAACGTTGGGTCTTCGATGGGGTTGCGCGCGCGGTCGACGAGGAAGCGCTGCGGCTCCTGCTGGTAGCAGCCGGCGTCCTTGCGTGCCCACTGCCGGATGTAGGGCAGCGGAGCGTTGGGCATGTACGCGGCACTCAGCGGGTACCGTCGACGCAGCTCGGCGTTGATGACGGCCTTCTGATTGCCGAGGTACCGGATGGCGAACGCGCGCGAGTCCTGCGCGTGCCCAGGGGGACGCAGGCGCGAGTCGGCGGCGAACAGGTCGTTGACCGTCGTCGACGGCCACAGCTCAGCAATCGAGGTGCTGCGGTTGGCGCCAGCGCGAACAAGAGCGAGCAGGGCGGGCGTTTGGCTTGCGAACAGGTCCACGGGTCACCTCAAGACGTCGTCGTCGAATGTGGGGCGGTTTGCTTGCGGCTGCTCGGCCACGTTGGGCCGATAGCGGAACGTCGGCGTCCACCACCACACGCCGTAGCCGATGGCATCGTTCGGACCGCTCAGGTCTTTGCGCGGGTCCTTGTCCTTCCTCGGCGCGCCTGCGTTGTCGCGGCCCTGCTGCGTGACGGCGCTCGCGAGGAAGGGACACCGCTTCTCGTCGATGGTGAGCGACAACGGCCGCTTGGCGAAGGCGAGGTTGAGCGAGAAAACGCGGTCCTCGACGTCGGGGTTGCTCGTCGGGTAGAGCGGGCGGAAGCCGTGCGACGTGAGCACCGATGCGTGCGAGGCGACGACGCCACGGTTGCGGCCGCTGGCGTCGCAGGGTGCCTTGATGTGCATGCGCTTGACGTCTTCCGCGGTGACGACGCGACCGTTGCGGCGCGTGAGGAAGTCGGCGAGGGCAGACAGCGCGCGCACACACTGTTGGTCGGTGTCGACATCGTAGCCGATGACTTCCTGTGCAACGTGGAAGCGATGGCCGCGCTCGTCGTGGACGTGCTCAACGATGAACCAGCACTGTGCGCCGACGTTGAAGTCACACCACAGC